ACGGAATCCCCATCAAGATTGCCGGGAATGAAAAATCACGAAAGTGAGTTTTGAGTTACCATAGGCGAATCTTGCTCTACTTACGGTGAAGCCGTTGCCTTACGCATTTTTCGGGTTCTTCTATCTTTAGAATCGGGCAGAGCGTGTTTCGCAAGGTGTTTTTGAAAAAAGACAAAAAATTTTTTGAAATACCTTGCGAAATGGCCTTTCTCCAATTCTATAAGTGAAAGAGGCTGACACACCACCCCAAAAACAGAAAGGAATGAGTGAATGACCGAAACAACTGCACGAACCTATCACACCATGGAAAGCCTGCGCCAGATGGCACAGACCGATCTCCGTAATGTGAACCGCAAGGAACTGGTGGACATCAACGATGTGGAAATCAAGAAAGACCTGTCGCAGCGAGAACGGATGGTTGATTTTGTTTCACAAATCAAGAACCCCTACTGCTATCTTGACCGGGGAATGGTCGTAAAGATCAGTTTTGCCGGAGAGAACCGATTGGAGGACACGCTGAAAAAATGCGCAAGGACACATCGGAAATAAAAAAAGAAGAAAGTAGAAGAAAATTTGCACTTTAGCGCATTAAAGCGTTGACATGAACCACGAAATATGAGATAATGGCTTTGGGTCAAAACAGAATATGCTGATAAAGCCGATAATTTCTTGGTTTATTGTCTGAACGACAAATAGATTAGGAGGTTATCGGCTTTTTATGTTTTTTCAGGGAAATGAAAAATACAACTGTGCCACATATCTTCGATTGTCGCGTTCGGATGGCGACCAGCAGGAGAGCAACAGCATAAAAAATCAAAGAGCGTTGCTGAACGATTACATGGGTAAGCACCCGGAATTGCACAAGTTCGACGAGTATGTGGACGATGGTTACAGCGGCACAAATTTTGAACGCCCGGATTTTAAGCGGATGATGCAGGACATTGAGAAAAGGAACGTCAACTGCATCATCGTCAAGGATTTATCTCGCTTCGGCAGAAACTACATTGAAACGGGCCGTTATCTGGAAAGAATCTTTCCGTTCATGGGTGTGCGCTTTATCGCCATCAACGATCATTATGACAGTGCAGAGGAAAACGATGATAAGGGCCGTATTCTGATTCCGTTCAACAATCTTATCAATGACACCTACTGCCGGGATATTTCGCTGCGCGTCCGCAGTCACCTAGATGTGAAACGAAAAGAAGGCCAGTTCATTGGCAGTTTCGCAGGGTATGGGTATCGCAAAGACCCCAAAGACAAAAATCATCTGATTATAGATGAATACGCTGCGGGCATCGTGCAGGAAGTATTCAAACAGAAATTGAACGGAATGAGTTCACAGCGCATTGCCAGCCACTTGAACGAACTTGGGGTCCTGCCGCCGAACGAGTATAAGAGGGCCAATGGATTCAACTATACCTGTGGTTTTCAAGCTGGGCTGAATCAGAAGTGGACAGTGGTTTCTGTTAATCGTATTTTGAAAAATGAATCCTATACGGGAACATTGATTCAGGGTAAACGCAGGAAAATCAATTACAAAGTAAAAAAGAGCCATGATGTTGGAAGTGAAAACTGGATTCGGGTGGAAGATGCGCATGATGCCATTATCAGCAAAGGCGAGTTCCAGCAAGTACAACAGTTGTTGGAACTGGACACTCGTACCGCACCATCGCAGACAACAGTTTATCCATTATCAGGTTTTCTGCGCTGTGCAGACTGCGGGCAGAATATGATTCGCCGCACGGTGACGAAAAACGGAAAAAAGTATCAATACTATCACTGCTCTACCTATAAGAATGGCGGCGACTGCACACCGCACATGATAAACAGTGAGAAGCTGACGGAAAGTGTTTTGGCTGCGATTCGGCATCAGGTGACACTACTTGTAGAAGCGGAAAAGGTACTCTCCCATGCAGAGTTGGCAAGCGGCGAACAGATTGGCATAAAGATTCTGGACAGCCAGATTACTGCGCTGGAAGCTGAATTGGAACGGTACAGTAATTTGAAAATCCGTCTGTATCAGGACTTATGCGATGATGTTGTCAGCCGGGAAGAGTACGGAGAAATGAATACTCGCTTTGCGCAGAAGATAAAAGAGGCTCAGGATAAGATTCAGGAAATCCGCGAAAAGAAGCAGGAAGCATTAAAGCACGATACGTTGCTTCCCACTTGGCTGGAAGAATTTAAGCAGTACGAACATATCAAAACGCTCGAACGCAGGGTCGTGGTGGAACTGATCGACCACATAGATGTTCATAGCAAAACAGAGATTGAAATTCATTTTTGCTTCGAGGATGAACTGCACAGTATCACAGAAAAATTTATGGAATATCAAGCACATCATGGAAATGAGGTGGCAGAGAAATGAAATGGGTCAGTTATACAAGGTCGATTTCCAGCAGGATCGGAGAAGAAAATCCATCCAATACGATTGCAGAACAGAATGAGCGCATTGCACAGTATCTAAAAAAGCGTGGGTGCAGCATATCCGAAAAATACAGTGACCGCAAGAGAACAGCAGAAGCCGCAGAAGGATTTGACAGATTGGTGCAGGATGGGATGGCCCGGAAATTTGATGCAGTTGTTGTGGATTCCATCTTCCGCTGCGGAAGAACTCTTCCGTTTGCCATTGAAGCATTGCAGAGGACATTCTATCCGCTGGGTATCCAGTTTGCAGTTGTGGAAGATGACTTTTGTAGTGCAGATAAAACTGCCGAAGAAGTTGCAGAGTATTTCAATGGAAAGACCATTGACAAGATTCGTTCGGAATTTATTACCAATCGCCAGAATCAATTTGAAGAAGGTACATTGACCCATCGACAGGCTAAATATGGTTATGCGCTGTCAGAAGATCGCAGAAACCTTGTTCTTAATCCTGAGAGCGCACAGGTTGTAAAGCTGATTTTTCAGATGTATCTGGAAGATATGAAAATCCCGGAAATCGCAAGAGCATTGGAGGCACAGGGCGTTCCATCTCCACAAATCCAGATGGCAAAGAAAAAAAGATCAAGAACAAAAATCAAGTGGCCGGATTCAACAATTCGCTCGATTTTGAAAAATCCACTCTATATCGGAAAGTGTACGCTGACACTGGCAAAGGCAAAGCGAGAATTGGAGGTTCCGGCGATTGTTTCAAAGACGGAATTTCAGAAAGCCCAGAAAAAGTTGGAATCTACGAGGTTGCCTTCGAGAAAAAAGGCCCGAAAAAAACCAAATCTGCTCTTCAAAAAAATCTATGACAAAGAAAGCGGAAAAGGTCTGCTGTGCAGAACATCAGAAGATGAAAGCCAGCAAATCTATTCGTTTGACAAGGGGTATAGATGCTTCTCTGGAAAAGCCCCTTTCATCGAAAGCGAAAAAATCTTTCGAGAGATTCTTTCAGCTTTGGGAAAAGAAAAAATGCAAGCTGCGCGTATTGATAGGGTGCTGGACTTGAATCCTGAGAAAGTCAAGCAGTGCATGGATGCTGGACTGTTGCAGTACAGAAAAAGAGCAAATGAGATCGTTGAGCACTTGATGGCCAAGGACGATGAACGAACAGCAGTTTATCGGAAATACGAGCAGGGATTAATTTCGCTAGAACAGGTAGAGGAGTATGAACATCAGTATCAGGTGGCAGTCCAGAAGCAGGAAACGGCCTTTAAAAAAGTAATGCTGGCTGTTAATGACATAGAAAAAGCATTTAGCCATGGGAATCCCTGGTTGATGAAGTTCCGAGCGATTTCAATTCCTGAAACGCTGGAGCGCGCACATCTTAAAGAATGGCTTGACCATGTATGGATCGTAGATTTTGAACAGGTAGAAGTGATCCTACAAGAAAGTGAGTGGAAGAGATTCTTCCCGGAAGAATGGCTGAACAACGGAGAGGAAGATTGTAATGGCAAGAAAGAGTAGAAAGAATATGATGCCACAGGCCGCTGTGCAGGAGGCCGTACAGCAAAACGAAAAAGAACTTCTGCGCACGGCAGCGTATGCGCGACTGTCGGTTGAGAACGGCGGGCATGAAACAGAAGATTCCCTGCACACACAGATTTTACAAATTCATAATTATATCAGGGAAAACCCAGAACTGACGCTGACCGATACCTATGCAGACAATGGTTTTACGGGAACACGTTTTGACCGACCAGAATTTGAGCGTATGATGCAAGATGTGCGGACAGGCAAAATTCAATGCATTGTAGTGAAGGATTTATCTCGATTTGGTCGTGACTATATCGAAACGGGAAACTATCTGGAAACTATTTTCCCGATGCTCCATGTTCGTTTTATCGCCATCAACGATGATTTTGACAACATCCGGCAGTCGGATGTGGATAGTCTTGCGGTTCCCATCAAGAACATGGTAAATAGCTTGTACGCTAAGGACATTTCAAAGAAAATCAGCCTTAGTTACCAGATGCGCCGCGAAAAGGGAATCCCTACATCCTGGTGTACACCGTATGGCTATCAGTTGAACCAACAGGGAAATAAGTTTGAAGCAACTGAGGATGCGAAGTGGGTCAAGCTGATCTATCAATGGTATCTTGCAGGAGTGAGTACAAACGAAATTGCCCGCAGGTTGGAATTTTTAGAAGTAGCAAGGCCGAACGAACGGCTGAATCGCAAATTACATGAGGGAGATGACCCTACCTATAATAAATGGCACCCCAGTACGGTTCTTCGTATTTTAAACAGCAGTGCCTATATTGGAGAACTGGTATCTGGGAAAACGCAAACTGCATCATACAAAGGGATTGGCCTCCATCCAGTGGAAAAGAAGGAATGGCACATTGTTGAAAACGCGCATGAAGCAATCATTCTGAAATCGGATTTTGAAAAAGTGCAGGCACGGCGGGAGCAGAATAAGGAAAAACGGGAAAGGGCGATGGCTCGTTCCAAAGCAACCAGAGAAAAGTGTTATAACCATCTATCGGGAATGGTTTACTGTGGCTGCTGCAGACGCAACATGACGTTTGAACGGCGTGTGCATGGTACGGTGAAAGAAACGCACTATGGAGTGTTCATTTGCAAAAGAAAGAAGAACACGACTCCCTGTGCCTATCATGCGGTGCCGGAGAAAATGCTGATGATGGTGGCGATGGATCAGATTCATCATCTGGTGTCTACCATGTGTGAAGAAGAAAAGCTGGTAAAAGACATGATGCGCGGCAGCAATCTGGATTCAGCCCGTTCCATCAAGATGAAAGAAAACTCTATCCTGTTTCGGATTCAGGAAGCTGAAGAACGGCGGTTGCGCTTATATGAGGACTATAAAGCTGAAATTCTGGACGAAGATGAATATAGTCAGCTAAAGGAACACTACATAGCAGAAAAGCAGCGGTTGGAACATGAACTGCAAAAGCAGCGTCAGCGCGCATTGGAGCTGGAAAAGAGAATCAAAATCTGCGATGCGCAGATGGAGCGGATGCGCGGGATTCTGAATCAAAATGAATTTGATGAAGAACTGGTGCATGAACTTATCAAGAAAATCTATGTAGGAATGGACAATTCTGTGGAGGTCGAATTTAAGTGTAGCGACCCCTATCAGGAAGTGCTTGCAATCATGTCGGAGGTTCAGAATGAATGATAAAATTGCAATCTATCTCCGCTTATCATTGGCAGACGGAGATTTGAAAAAGGGCAGCAAGGATGAAAGTAACAGCATTGAGAACCAACGGATGCTGCTCCACGATTACATTGGGAAGCAGGAAGATTTGTTTGGCGAGATTGTAGAATATGTAGATGATGGCTATACTGGAACAAATTTTAATCGTCCGGCTTTTCAGAAAATGATCGTGGATTTGAAGCAGGGCGATATAAAAGTCATCATGGTAAAGGATTTATCCCGCCTTGGTCGTGACTATATCGGTGTTGGCGATTACATTGAACAGATTTTTCCGTTGATGGGAGTTCGGTTTATTGCGGTGAATAATTCCTTTGACAGCATGAAACTGAACAACGGAACACCGGGAATCGAAGTGGCAGTCAGCAATCTGGTGAATAATATGTATAGCCGGGATATTGCGAAAAAGATTCGGGCTGCTCTGGAAACGAACTGGAAGAACGGGAAAGCCACCTGCACGAATGTCCCTTTTGGATATGTGTGGAACAAGAAAGGTGGGCAGCGGTGGGAGATTGACCCGGAGGCAGCACCCTGCGTGAAAAAAGTATTTGAATTAGCATTGTCCGGCCGCAATACAACGCAGATCGCCTACGGCATGAACGAATTAAATCTTCCTACGCCGGGATTGTATGCGAAACGAAAGAATCTGCTGATGGGCAGCAATCCTATTATTGCCCCGGACAGTGAAATGTTATGGAACGCGGCAATCGTGTGGAGAATCCTTAGACGGTATGAATACACTGGTGCGTTGGTTATGGGGAGAAGAAAGAAAATTGATGTGAATACTACCTCTATTCGGACGCTCCCGGAGGATAGGTGGATCATTGCAGAAAACGCTCATGCGGCCATCGTGACAAAAGATGAATACTACCAGGCACAGAAAGCAATCCGTAACGTAACTCCAATTCAATATAAGGTGGGTGATGATTTTGCGTTAAAAGGAAAAATCTGCTGCGGAAACTGTAACCGGCAGCTTCGCCACGAAAGGCAATATGGGAAAATGGTTTTCTATTGCGGCTATAAACGGTCAGCCGGAAAGTTCTCTAAATGCTACGGCGGCTATTACAGAGAATATTCGGTGAATGCAAAAGTGGCTCGTGCGATAAAAACAGTATTCTATGCGCTGGATGTGGTAAATCAGGGAATGCAGGAAAAGCAGTCTATCACGGTGCGCTGCA